ACACGTAAGTACTACAGCTTTGTCACTACTAAGCTAATGAGCTACGAGGATGCATTAGAGTATGTGTCACCTAAGAAATACAAAACTAAAGTTAGCGAAAATACACCAACGATAGAAGGTGCTAGGGTAATTAATTTTGATGACAGGAAATTAAGTAGCTTATATATGAATCAACGTGCAATAGATAGGGCTAATATGAAATCACCTAAAAACCACGTAAGCGGTTCAACAATGTCAGCGAGTGATTGGTAATGAGCGTACTAGACATCCAACACGGTGGCAATCACTACAAGGGCTTTGCAATACAGCCAGCAGAGTTTTGCTATTACAATAACATTCCGTACCTAGAGGCTACTGCAATCAAGTACCTTTGTCGGCATAGGAATAAGAACGGTCTGGAGGACTTAAAGAAGGCGATGCATTTTATTGAGATGCTAATAGAGTTTGAATACTCTCAAGAACCCAGCCATGAAGACATTATGAAGAATGTAACTCCATAACTGGGTATATACAATCTATATACTATTTGTTCATTACGTACATAGTTACTTCAAAGCCAAAACGCATTTCAGTAGCTGCTGGTGATGTCCACATGATTAGATTCCTTTGTTTTATGTACACGTCATTGTGTATATGTACGAATTATGCTCTTTTTTAGACACGTTACCATAGTTAAAACCATTAAAAGTGATATATTGACCACGATTGATTAGTATGGTAAAGTCACGTAACGATTTATAGTAGTGCGAGTCTGCATTACTCTTTTATTCCAGCGACTGTACATCGCTAGAAAGCAATCACAGCCCCTCTGACGAGATAGGGTGGACTCCGAGGTAGTCCAGTTGCGAGAACCTCCTACTTTTTAAGGGAATAACTATGGCAAGAGGTTTGTTAGACACAAAAACTACTATTGGCACAGCCAAAGAGATTGCTGACAACACCAAGAATGCCATTGATAACTATTCTCTAGGAGCTATGAACCCAAGTTTGCCTAATACCGAGTACTGGGCAAAGATGGCTAAGATGTTCCGAATCACACCAGCAGAAGCCAAACGTCAACGATGCGGTAACTGCAATTACTATAATAATACCCCCGAAATGTTTGAGGCTATGGAAGCCATCCCACTAAACAAGTACGACCTGTATGATGGTCAAGTTCAGAGAGGATGGTGTCATAAGCTAGATTTAATTTGTCATAATAGTAGACTATGTAGTGTTTGGGAACGTAAAGACTTTGAAACCGAAGATTAATTATGCGATTAGATTATGAACGACCATTGGGCAATAATACTGTTAGCTGTAATCGCTAATATAACGCTTATCATAGGGGCTATACATCATTGGTAGAATATGGCTGGACTACTAGACAACAATATATTTAGCAATATGTCTGCTTGGGAAAAGGCTAAGACATTAGTTTCAGGTCACGGTGGTGCGCTATTGAACTCAATTATGCATCCTCAAGAGGCTTGGGCGCATGATGGTTATCCAGACGAATTAAGTCAATCACTAGTAAGTAAAAATCCAGAAGTTGGTTTCAAACGATATGATAGGACACCATTAGATGTGGCAATTAATTACGGTGGTGGTTATCAGTATGCAACTTCACCTAATGTATCGTATGATGAAGCTGAAAATAGAGCGAAAGCATATCAACTTAGAAGTTATCTATACGATGGAATGCTAGGCAATAAAGACCGCCAAGTAGATGCAGTACGAGATTACGAAGAAAACCTAGCCGGCATTAAGCAAGCTATAGCGGATAAGAAAGTAAACTCAGTAATGAACGAAGACAAGATTCGCCAGATGTCAGCCAAGTACGGCAAACAGAAAGCAACAGTAAGACCGCAATACTAATTTTAACAACAGGGTGACCAACCTATAAGGAGTCACAACATCATGGCAGAAATTACAGAAACAAACCCCAAAGGTGCAGGTGCGCCACTAGGTCATACGAACGCTAGTAAAAACAATAGGATATGGGGAGATTTAATTAGAAAACTCGCAGTCCAAGAAGATTACAGGCGATTACATACTATTGCTAATGCTTTGTACGAAAAAGCAGCCGATGGCGATATGAATGCTATCAAAGAGATAGGCGATAGATTAGATGGTAAGGCAATGCAAGAGAACAAAGTAACTGGTGATGCTGATGCACCATTGGTGATACAAGTGGTAACGGGTATAGATGACAACTACTAACCCGATTGATTTAGGCTACAAGCCTCGGTTACCACAAAAAGAGATACATAAAGCAGTAAGAGAGAATCGTTTTGTTGTGGTAGTAGCACATCGTAGGATGGGTAAAACTGTTTCTGCTATTGTGCAATTGATTCATTCTGCTTTACAGAACAAAGATAAAAACCCACGGTACGCTTATATAGCACCGACTTATTCACAGGCTAAAAGGGTCGCATGGGATTACCTAGTAGAATATACTCGCTCACTTGGTGGTACTGCAAACATCGCAGAGCTACGAGTGGACTTCATGGGCAGAAGGATAAGCCTATACGGTAGTGAGAATAGCGACAGTTTAAGGGGTCAATATTTTCACGGTGCAGTCCTAGACGAGGTAGGTGACCAAGACCCAAAAATTTGGAATCTTATTTTAAGACCAGCTTTGGCAGATAAAAAAGGCTATTGTTTGTTTATTGGTACTCCGAAGGGCAATAATCACTTTCGTGAGTTTAAAGAACGAGCAATGGTCACCGAGGGTTGGAAGTTCTTAGAGTTTAAGGCTAGTGATACTGGCATACTAGACCCACAAGAGTTGGCTAGTGCTAAGAACGAGATGGGCGAGGACAAGTACAAGCAAGAGTTTGAGTGCAGCTTTGACGCACCGGTAGAAGGTGCTTACTATGGGTCACTACTACATGAAGCTGATAACGAGAAGCGTGTTACTAAGATACCTAAAGACGAACTGGCAAAGATTGTTTGTAGCTGGGATTTGGGTGTCAGCGACAGTACGTGTATTTGGGTAGCGCAGATAGTAGGTAAAGAGATACAGCTAATAGACTGTACTGAAAACCACGGAGTAGGATTAGATTACTATGTTAGTTGGTTACGTGATAATGGTTATGACAAGGGTCAGCAGATTCTTCCACACGATGTAAGAGTCAGAGAGATGACCACAGGTCGCAGCCGTTTAGAAGTCTTAATGGAAGCTGGACTAGACGTAACAGTAGCACCAAGCCTATCTATAGCAGATGGCATTCAAGCAGTCAGACGTATGCTGCCTAGATGCTGGTTTGACATGGAACGCACAAAGAATGGTCTGGTAGCATTGCGTAACTATAGACGTGAGTTTAACGAGAAGCAGAATGTGTTTTACGATAAGCCAGTTCATGACTGGTCATCACACTTTGCAGACTCGTTTAGATATTTAGCAATAGGGTTAGTAGAAGTAGACACAACGTGGTCACAACCATTACAACAAAATAAGGCATGGGTCGTATGATGAACCAAGAAGAATTAAAGGCACTTGTTGCTGATGAAATCAATAACGCTATTGGCTACTTAGAGTCTGATACGGTTCAAGCCCGTGCTGATGCGATGAGCTACTACTTCCGTGACAAGTACGGTACTGAGGTAGAAGGTCGCAGCCAAGTAGTTACCGGTGAGGTAGCTGAAGCCGTAGACGGTGCATTGCCTCAACTAATCCGTGTATTCACGTCATGCGAGGATGCTGTACGCTTTGAGCCAACTAAAGACGGTGAAGAAGAGCTTGCTGACCAAGCTAGCGACATGGCTAACTGGGTATTCTATAAAGACAACGATGGTTTCTTAATCCTACACAACTGGTTCAAGGATGCATTGCTTCAAAAGGTCGGTGTTGTTAAAGCCTACTGGGAAGAAAAGAAAGACACCATCAAAGAGAAGTATAAAGGCTTAACCGATGACGAGTTAGCCATGATTATGCAGACAGGCGAGTGGGAAATCACCAAGCAAGTGACCGATGTAGTCATTGGCATGGATGGTATGCCTTACAATACGCATAACATTACAATACAAAAGATAAACGATGAAAGCCGTATCGCCATTGAGAATGTCCCACCAGAGGAGTTCTTAATCAGCAAACGTGCTAAGACCATTGAAGACTCACCATTCACAGCGCACCGTAGAATGATTGCCCGTGGTGACTTGATTGCTATGGGTTACGAGAAGTCTATCGTAGACACAATCCCAGCAAATGACCGTTTAGAGTACGCACCAGAGCGTTTAGCTCGTTTTGGTCGTGATGAGTTGCCTGACTATACACAGTCTAGCGACCTATCAATGGAAGAAGTTGAGATATTTGAGTGCTACATCAAGGTAGATACTAACGACAACGGCTTGCTAGAGCTACGCAGGGTTATCCTAGGCGGTGAAACAATACTGTCTAATGAAGAAT